GTATTCCTGCTATGGCAGCTACGGATATTAACATAGGGGCGGAAACCTTCTTTGAATTATCTGATAAGGGTATCAATGAGGATTATGATGATGCCTTGCTTGTTAACCTCTATGGTGTTGGTTTACCAATAATCATTGGGGATAGCTTAGCGGTAGTTCCCAAGATTGGTAACCTGGATATTGATTTGGATACAGCCCTTTGGGGGGATATTGATACTGATGATGCTGTAGCTATTGGTTTGGATGTTATCTATGCACTACCTGATATTCTTGCTGTGGATTTAGCAGCAACAGCTTCCTTTTTGCAATCTGAGTTGGATATAGATGGCGGGGGTAAGGTGGATTATGCACAGTGGTCAGGTGGTATTGAGGCTTCATATGATATACCCACAGAACACGTTCTTATTACTCCTTACGTTGGTTTTAACTATGATGATGTTAGGGTAACCTCTGGGGTTATGGATAGCAGGTTGGATGATAACTTTAGTGTATCCCCTGGAGTTAGATTGGTTCACGGGGATTATGCATTAAGTGTTGGTGGTAAGTTTCTTAATCAGGAAGCATTGGTTATTAGCGGTTCTTTATTGTTCTGATGAAATTGAGAAAAGAAGTAACAGAATTTGAACCAATTCCAAAGGGATATGGATTAGCTTATCATCAATTCTATTGTGCAAAGATGGTTATATATCCTATTCCATTAAATTTAATTGTAAGAATTGGTCGAGAAATCCATTTAAGATTGATACGAGGTTTATTCAAAAGTAAAATGGAAGAACTTCTCAAAAAATCTTATCAAAAAGGTTATAAAGAAGGTAAAACTGATGGGTTTTTTAAGTTTAGATTTGAGATAGAAAATATAAAGAATCATTATGGTTCTGTTATTTGAGATTAACGAGGCTTAGTTTAGAAAAGCAAAAAGGTTCGCAAGGGTGGGGCAATAGGCTTAAGACTATTCCATTAGTAGCGGACAATACTGGTGCGATGCCAGTCCTCGTTCGTTACTTGAGATTAGCTGTGGCGGAATAGGTAGACGTAGGCGGAGCTGAGTGCCTTAAATAGTTCAGTATAATTATTGCAAGGTGACAGTCCTATTGAATTATAGTTGGGTCAAGTATGTTAATATCGATTAAACACATATAAGATAGCCGCTTATAGGTCATTAGGCAAATCCTTGCCAGCTAATCTCATTTATGGAATTATAAATATGTTTGAAGATATAACTATGAGTGTAATAATAATATGTATAGGTTTTTTTCTTGGATATAGATGCTGTTTTATGATAGAAAATTGGAATAGAACTGAATGCCATTCGTCACAAAAGTAGTATTAACAGTATGTGTTCTGATAGCTATAGTAATAGCTGGGATGTTTTTGAGTAAGGATAAGGTGTAGTGAGTTTAATCTATCGAATCTTCATTGATACCATTGGTCGTTTCTCCCTCGGTAGATTTGCTGATTTGTTTCAACTTGATTGCATCATTGCTCTTTTGATAATCATCGCCTACTGTGAGGTTCGCTGGATAAAGATGAGGGCGGGGAAGTGAAATGGGAAGAATTAATAATAAAACGCTGCTATGAAGTCCTTAAAGTTGGTGGCGAGGTTAGGATACAGTTTATGCTACGGGAATATAAGGGCGAGAAAACAGCAGTTCCCATTATAAAAGTTTATCCAGATAATCAAATAATATGCGATACGGTAGTAAAACGAAATAGATAGATTCGCTGAAAATACTAAGGCAATCTTTTGTTAGCTTGATGTTGCGCCGAGGCTAATGGGAGGTTGCCTTTTTTATTATTATTATTATGAATATATACGATTATTTATCAGAAGAAGATAGGAAACTTTATGATAGCCTTACAGGGGATGGAGATCCTAAGAGGTTAGAGTTAGCACAGAGAGATTTTCTTAAAGAGTTTTTTAAATATCACTTTGATGCTTTTGTTTATCTCCTTGGTTATCGTGATTTGGGTAAGTTTCATAAAGAACAAATGAAAAGAATAGCCAAATTCCAGCATCTTTCTGATAAACCTATAAGGCGACTTTGGTTATGGAGTAGAGGATTTTTTAAAACGTCGTTAATAACGGAAGCTCATACCCTTTGGCTTATCGTAAACAATCCTAATATTCGTATTCTTATTATATCTTATTCTCTTGAAGTTGCTAAGAAACCTCTTGGTGCAATCCGTAATCACTTTATGGCTAATAATGAATTTAGATATTTCTTTCCAGAGTTTTGTCCTAAGCCAAATAAAGAAGGGAAGATTGAGTTTGGAACAACTGAATCGATAACTGTTCCTAATAGAACTAAACAAAGTAAAGAACCTACTGTTATGTGTGTGGGTGTAGGAACAAATATAACAGGGCTTCATTTTGATGTCCATAAGATAGATGATTTGGTTACTCAGGGAAGTGTAACAAACGATACACAAATACAAGCAAGTAAGGATTATTATTCTCTTCTTAAGCCTATCTTTGATAATCCAGTAAAACCAAGGGAAGATATCTGTGGAACAATCTATCACTTTAATGACCTCAACTGTTCCTTTATGGATAATCCTGCCTTTGAAAAATCATTCATACCAGCTAAAGATGATAATGAGAATTTTATGTTTCCTGAGAGGTTAAACAAAGAGGGTTGGGAGAAACTCTGTACTGATCCCAATATGAACCCTTATGATATACAACGACAGTGGTTGCTTCGACCTATTAACCCCAAGGATGCAAAGTTTAAGGAAGAATGGATTAAATGGTATGAAACATTACCAAGTGTTGCTGAATATATCTGTGTTGATCCAGCCTCTACCCAGAAGAAGAAATCAGATTATACTGTTATAGAACGTTGGGGTATTTCTTGGGAAGGTAAACATTATCTGATTGAAGGTATACGAGATAAATTAACAGTGTTTCAACGTATTGATAAGATAATTGCTATGGCAAAGAGATGTAATAGGTTGGTAGAAATAAAATATGAGGTTCTTGGTGGTAGGCACGGGGATTTAGAAGCACTTAAGAAGAAGTGTTTGGAGGAGAAGATATACACCGTACCCAAGGAAACAAAGTCATCAACTTCCTCTAAGGCTGACAGGATAGAACAAAGGCTTGTTGGTCCTTATCACGCTGGGGCGATATATCTTCCTCAAAGCCTAATATATAAATCAGAATATGATAATAAGACTCATGATTTTGTTCAGGAATTAAAGTTAGAGTATCTCCAATTCCCATTCACAGAACATGATGATATCCTTGATTGCCAATCACAGATGTTTGAGGAACCTCTGCAAATGACAAAGGGGGAAAAGCCTAAGAAAGAGGATAACAAGGATTGGGGAACAGCAGATGATTGGGAAGAATATTATAAGAAATTAGATAAGTTAGGTGGGCATTCAGGGAATATAAATAGTCAGGTATTTAATAGACTTAAGATAAATCAGGTTAAGAGGAATCTAAGGGGATAATATGGCAAATAATCTAAATCTATGGAAAGCAAGGATACAAAGGGCAGAGTCGGTTCAGAACAAACAGCATAATCTTTGGAAAGATAGCGTTAGCTTATTTAACTGTACTTATTTTGAGAATACAATTGGTGGGGAGATTGATAAAGAAAGGGTAGATGTCCATTTTGCTAATTGGTACATATCTAATCTTATTCCATTAGTTTATTTTAGAGACCCATTTATCTTTATTAAATCTACTCACGATAAATACTCTGGGTTTGCCAGCACAATGGAGAAGGTTATTAATTATTACTGGAAAGAATTGGGACTTAAACAAGAGTTTAAAAGAGTTATTATGTCTAGTCTTCTTATGCCACCTGGTTGGATGAAAATAGGTTACACAGCCAAGATAGGTCAGGATATTGGAAAGCTCGACGAGATAAAAGAGAAAGCATTTGTTCAGAAGATGAAAGATGTAATAAAGGGTGTATTAAAATCTGAAAAAGAAAAACGTCCAGAGGAGCAAGGTGTAATTAATGAATATATCAAAGAAGAGAATGTGTTTGCTACTTGGGTTCCCTCTTGGAATATGCTTATGCCCGAGGGTTATCATTTAGTTAGTCGTATGCCATACCTCATTGAGATTGAAGATATATCAAGGGTAGATTTCCTTGCCAATCCATTATATAAAAACAAAGATAGTATTAAGACTAATACCAACATTAATATTAAACGGAATAGTTATACCGACCCAGATAAGACAAGAGTTACAACACCATCATATCATAATCTTGGAGCATCCACAGACACAGAGAATGATATTATCAGGCTTTATCATGTAGAGGATAAAAGAGAACAGAAGAGATTTACCATATCCATGGAAGCAAATGGTCCTCATTTTGAAGGTGATTTAATATCTTGGGAGGGCTTCTCTTATAAGCCATTATTCTTTGAGGAAACCCTACCAACAAGAGATATAAGCAATCCTTATCCACCTAATGTTCTTGAGCCTATATTCCCTCAGATTATGGAACAGGCTAATGCCAGAACCCAGATGGTCAAGTGGCGTAAACGTGCAAGTTCAATTGTTCTTGTGCAAAAAGGTTTAGCTGATGAGAAAGATGTAAGGCAGTTGGAGGAAACAGAGGGTGTTCAAATAGTTTATGTGAGTAATATTTCGGCTTTCCAGATGCAACAAACTCCTAATTTACCCACAGGAATCTTTGATGTTAATGAGATAATTAATCAAGACTTACAGATGGGTACTAATATGGGGCAGATGATGTTCCAACCTCAACCAGGACAAAGAACTGCAACACAAGCTCAGATAGGACAGTCAGGATTACAACTTAAAGCATCAGCAAGGGTAGACGTGGTTGAGGATTATACTGTTACAGTAGCTAAGACATTAGCACAATACATATGGAACTTTTATGATAGGCAACAAATCTCTGAGATTATCGGAGAACAGGTAACTCCTCAAATGTGGATTGACTTACCAAGAGAACCCAGAGCTCGTCGTCGTATGTTACAAGCAGAATTACAATTTAATATTGATGCAGGTAGTGCAGCACCACCTAAAGATGAAACGGTAGATAGAAAACAATTATTGGACTTTGCCTCTATTGTTAATGCTATTGCTCCTGAGAAGATAAAGAAAGGGAGCTTCATTGAGAAACTTAGTGATAGGTTTAAGTTCGTTAAGGATATAGACCAAGTGGTTAAGACTGATGAAGAAGGGGAAATACGAACAGCACAGTTGGAGAACCAATATATGCAACAAGGTATGCCACAGGCAGTTAGTCCTAATGAAGACCATGAGATACATATTCAACAGCATGCTCAGGTACAACCACCTAATGAGATTGTAGATAGACATATCAGTGAACATGCACAGTATCTTGGTATTCAACCACAATCAGGAGTAGGAAATAAACCACAGGCAGGTGATACTCGACCACCATTAAGTTCTACAAACCCTGAAATTAATAGACAGGGACAAACAAACCAAGGGGATATTTATCAATCGGTCCAGAATACTGGAGTAGGAACAACCGCTGAGGCTAAATAATGGCAAGAGGATATAAGTTAGGCGAAAATAAAAATTGTTTAATTTGTAGTAAAGAATTTTATGCTAAAAAAGGAGAAATTAAAAAAGGTGGAGGAAAATATTGTTCTCAGAAATGTTATCATGAATCAAGAATAGGTTTATCTTCTTGGAATAAAGGTATTCCGATGAGGGATGATATTAAAAAGAAATTATCAAAGAGATTTATGGGTAGTAAAAATCATCAATGGAAAGGTGGAATTACAGAATATTGGAGTAGAGTTTTTAAAACTTTTGAATATAAGCAATGGAGAAAATGTATTTATGAACGAGATAATTTTACTTGTCGAAGCTGTGGGGTAAAAGGAAATGGTAAAAATTTAAATGCTCATCATATTTTACGCAGAGAAACACATCCCCATTTAGTTTTTTCTATAGATAATGGAATTACCCTTTGTAAAATTTGTCATACTAAAGAGCATGCTTATTTTATGAGGAGTAAAATGAAAATTAATAAAGTTGAACAAATTATTGTTCAAGCTAAATAAGGAGGAGTAATGGCTAAGAAAGCAACTGTAGTAAAAAAAGCACCAAAGAGTAGTAAAGAAAGTTTAATAGCTTACACAGGAAAGAATTGGAGTTTGGAAAAAGATGGTTTAGTTATTCGTCTTGTAAGTGGTACAGGATTTTATGCTGATAAACAGAAAGATGCTTCTGTTAAATTAAAGATAACTGTAGAGGAAGTATAGTATATGAGTAGTAATGGTGATACTTGTCAGGGGTGTGGTTGGTGGAAAAGAATCTGTAAGTGTAATGGTAACACTAAAGGATTTCATACAACTAAAGACAAGTTGTTTGAGTTTACCGAGGAGTTTGGTAATGAAAGATATGATATAAATTCCAAGGGTCAGTGGAAGAAGTTTATGAAACAACATGGTCTTACAGATGATAAAAGTCAAAGTCGTCGTAATTATAGAACAAGAACTGATTGG